CAGAGACTTGAGCCTCACCATAGACTTGAGCCTTACCAGAGACTTTAGCCTTACCAGAGACTTTAGCCTTACCATAGACTAGAGCCTCACCATAGACTTGAGCCTTACCAGAGACTTGAGCCTTACCAGAGACTTGAGCCTCACCATAGACTTTAGCCTTACCATAGACTAGAGCCTCACCATAAAGAAAACACCTACCATCTTGACTTAAGTTAGCCTCAGACTCAATCCAGCCCCCGACTAAGCCATCCCTTAGTCTTTGAATTCTGTTAACGACGATGCCATTGACTAGAGTCTTAGTCTCACCTGTAAATTTATATTTCATACTATTTACCATGTCTTTCTATATAACCACTTATAGATTTTTTGAATGAACTCGTTCCTACAATACGTAAAGTGGAAATAAATTCTTTACGTAGGAATAACGGATCGTCGTCAACAACAATGTATCCAGTTTTAAAACCATAAACTAGTTGTCCTGTTTCTTTTTTCACATTAGTCCATTGTAATGAATTATTTGACTTTAAAATACGTGTCCAATCCTTAGCTGATAAGGCTATGTTAACATAATTTTTCTGTATTCCTGTATATTTACTCATAGTTTAGCTCACTTTCTTGGTTTGAATGTTGTTTTCAAGTAAATTAACTAGTTCTTGCAAAAGAATAGACTTGACTGTTATAAGGTCAATAAGCCTATCAGCGCGACGTTCTATCAATATTTGTGAATCAATGTTTATAAGTTGTTTCTTGATATCCTGAACTGTTAACATAATGACCGCCTAGTCGTCTATAATCGTTTTAAAGTGCCATATTTAACTGTTCGACGAGAGATAATTGAAAAGGTATACCCTACATATACCCTTCCATGTAAACGTCGTTATAAACGACGTTTAGAGTATTATGCTACCAGTGAACTTGCGATGTCCCATAATTGTCTGTTTATGTTAACAATTCGGTCAATATTTTGACGCTTCTTGTCACTACCTTCAATAGATTTAATGAATGATAATGATCGTTCTTTTAGTCCAGTAGATTCATTTAAGGTTGAGACTAAGACTTTGTGTGAATCTCTAAGTAAAGATTCTTGTACTCGATTGAATGTTAACCACAAGCTTTGTCCTTCGTCTGCTTGTCTACGCACGTGATTTAAGGACTGTATATCTAGAAGTTTTGCATTTTCTGATGGGACGATCAATTGACTTGCTTCACGTAAAAAGTATTGTGTTTCATCTTGAGTCAATTGTTTTTCTTTGAAAGTGCCTATTTTTTGAGCAACCAAAGGAAACACGCCCAAAGTCTTTTTTATACCTTCGTTGACCTTAGTTAACGTATCACCTGAATGCCTAACCTTGACGTTTCCAAAGCTACTACCAACCATCATGCCGTTAGCACACACTAACCTGAATACACCTGTTATAATTTCAAGTGCTTGCTTGCCGTCGTGTGAATTTCTTAGAACGATCTCAGGAACGCTATCACCGACGTTTAGGCTTGACAGGTCCTTTGGTGTGAAGCGAACTAAGTGTTTAGTGAAGCCTTGTCTTGCCTTGTCTCGACTTTGAGTCACTTGCACTTGGCGTTTTTCAAAGCCTTGACTTTCAATGTGCGCAACTAAGTCTTTAGTTGAAACAACCTTATAAGAGTCACTGGTTGTTGGCTCATAACGAGATTGGTTGTCAATTGTCATTTGTTGTAAAGTTGAATTTTGCATAAATACTCCTAAGTTTTTATGATTGTCTTGATTGACTCTCATGTTTTAATTGTTACATATTTTTTAATAAAAACAAGCAAAAGAGATCCAGATTATCAAAAAGAAACACCAAGTATGTAAATATTTTATATGTATCATTTTCAGTCACTCGAATCATAATTAGTTGCAATTAATGTTAAGTTGCCATTCGTTTCAATACGATACGCACAATGCCCAATTTGTGGTTTTTGTCCAGGTTTTAATTTTCTTGTCCATTTTTGATCCACTTCATTAATATGTTTAGGACTATGGAACTGGATAACTTCGATGATACTTTCAATTGAAAATGATTCAAATAAAGACAGGATATAATCATAGTCCTTGGTTGATAAAGATTCAAAGTCAAGAGATACTTCATTTCCGTTCCAATCTGAGGCGTATATTTCAATTGATTCAATTAAATCCTTGACCGTATCACCTTGAGATTTAATCAATTCAATATTGATTGTCTCATTATGTTCACAAGGAAACACTTTAAATGATTTTTCGAATTGTTTCATTATGAAGCCTTTCTAACGGTTTTAAAGCCTTTTTCAGATTGATTTTTCACACCATGATACGTTAGACCTATTTTGTGGTTGTCTTTATTTAAAGCGACCATATCATCTTGAGACGCATCGATATAATCAGCCTTAGCTAAGTCTGTTTCATTTTCAAACACCAAAGCATGTCTGTCCTTGTCTCGAATCAAAGCATCTTGTTTTCCCCCATAGGAAAAAATAGTTTGAAAATTGATAGGCAAAGTTAACGATTGAAACATTTTCACCTGTTTAGTATAAGCATAAAATTGAATGTTTGAATGAAATTGAAACAATAGAAAAATTTCATTCCATTTATTAAAATAATCTATTGAATAAAAATCGCCACTATCATGTATTCTAATGATCAGTTTATGTCCAAGTTTGAGACGTTTTAATTTATTATCAAGTTCTTGTGTCATCATTAAGGTAAAATTGTCTTTTTTTGTCATTTCGAGATTCCATTCGTGCTTAGCTTTCACCATAGACCAGATATAAGCACCTTGACGAGCATAGCAGTCAATGGCACATTTTCCAGCATTGGGACACGTTTTAAGTGCTGGCAAAGTAAAGTTATAAACGTGAATACCATTTTGAGACGATTTTCGCATTTTTGAATTTTGACTTAAAAGTTGACGCATTATAGTTCCTTTATGTAAGTTAACAATCCATGTTTTTTATTTAAAAATATATATGTATTATTTTGATATGCTATAACTTTTTGATACTTTAGTGCTTTCATTGAAAAACCCTTTGAAAGCCAAAGGTTAATTAAGTTTTGCTTATTCATTATGCTACCAGCCTTTCTAGTTCATTAACTAGACTTAATATAGTCTTAGACTTAGTAACTTGTCTGATAGCTTGAATCTTAGTGGTATACTTAAGGTCACCAGCTTGAATGTCTCGGTATTGAATGAATTGTGACCACGTTAATTTAGTGTTAATTAAATCTATGATCCTGTTAACTTCTTGTCTTTTTGTGTTGTTCATTTTGTGTGTCTCCTTGAATTATATACTATTGCAGTTGGTGTGCCAACGTAAGTAGTTGAATTGATTGGTGTCTCAAACTGTGAAAGTGTAAAACTTATAGACATAAAATGTAGTATTGACGTGAGTAGTAGTAAAATCAATAAGTTATGAGTTTGTATATCTTATAGTCATGCTAAGATTGTTGACGTTATGTTATGAGATATATGTAGGTTATATGTAAATATGTTATGGATAGTAGTATGCTTAGTATGTTTAGTATGATTTAATATGATTTAATAGTATGTTTAGTAGTATACATCCACTCCACTTGATAATCATTCTCATTTACACACAACTTACACAACCTTCCCATCACTATAATGGACTCGATTATATAGTAACAGGATTATGCTCAATTATATTATATAGTGTATTGATGTTAATTGGTGTGCAAATCAAATGCCATGCCAGGGGTGCTGGTCGGTGGGTAGGTGATATTTGGTTTAGAGTGTCACTTTTACGCACAGTTTTTAACTACTATGAATACTTGTTAATCTCGAAGCTAACAAGTAACTACGAAGATAGGTGGTAACCAAATAATGAAATGGAGAAATTTATGGCTATTTGTAAATCCTGTAATAAAGACATCACAAAGACAATGCGTGTCGTTAAAACCGATACAGGAGTTGATAAGTATATTTATCTTGATGGTGATCTTAAACAGTGGTGGGGTAAGATATGCCCAGTTTGCCACAATGAGCAATGCAGAAAGGATCAGATGGAGAAATCCTGTCTGGTATGCAAGAAGTCTTTTTCAACCGCTAAAGCTGATCAAGTCGTCTGTTCCTTAAAATGTAGAAATATAAGAAAGGTGATGGTCGCAAAAGAGAGGCGTCAAATCAAACGTAGTTGAGCTGACATGTCAATTTGGGGTAAAACACGAACGAAATGCTAGTCCTTGATACCTAAGGCTACCTTGACCATTAAAAGTTGTTTATTGTCAAATTTAAACATAGGTTCTTCTTCGTCTGTAAACTTAGTATCTGCAGGATAATAGTACTTTAGTAGTTTGTTTATCTTCTTTGCCAATTTTCCCTCTTTTACTATGAGTGCATGTGACGTTTCGCTGCTTGGATAAATCTCGTATTTAGCTCTCGTTATTTGCATACAATCCTGTTCTTCTTAAATTTAGTTGTCGTTTGTAACTTGTCTATAATACTGACCAATATGACGTAATACTATGAATGTTTGTAACGTCGTGCCCCTTCTCTATTCCTTACATAAACGAGAAGCTTTGCTTCGAGACGAGCGAAGGATGTATATCCTGAGCTATTTATGTAGTTCTTCTATATCATGTACTGGATGTACAGCAACTTTAGTTGTTCCTCTTACTACTATGATGACAACAGGAACTATCATGTCTTTGATCGTTCCGAACATTCCTGGCTTGTCTGTAGATGAAATAGTTTGACTACTCCATGCGATAACATCCTGTAAATTATCAATACCTTTAATTTTAACTTTCATAATTCTCCAGTGTTTAGATTCCTTAACAAGTTGAAATGTCGGGTATTTAGTCCAATGTCAGGACAATCATGAGTCAAGGAAGACTCAATCCCACAACCTTGCATGGTTTTTAGCGATCATATTAGCTAACATACGAATATCCTGTTCTTGTAAATAAGCTTCTTCTTTAATGTGTTGAAGAACACGTTTTTTAAATTGTGGCGTATTACGTCTTTGATTATTTTGATCCCAAGAAGAAAATCCTGGTTTATTTGGTAAAGGTGTAAATGAACGTTCCGATGGTCCAAATTCCTTATTAAGAAGATTATAACGAAATTCTGAGTATGTTTCCCATTCGTTATTAATACGATTAATAAGATTAATCATAATGTCGATCTTGTGACCTAGTTTTTTACCATTAGCACCATAACCATTCACAATTTCAAATTTAAGATCTTTTAATCCTTCTTTATATAATTCTAAGCAACTGCTGTGGTCGTACGGAAAAGTTCTCCAGACAACAGGAATAAATCTAATAACTCTATATATTTGTTTTAAAAATCTTTTGAATGACATATAAAAAGTAGATTATCAGAGTTTTTTAAAAATGTCAATAATAACAAGTGATATAGAGAAGATTTAATAATTTTAATACATTCAAAGGTGAATATGTCATCTATTGGTACAAAATTAGACGGTAATCAAGTACTTAAGGAGTCGTATGATGACAGCTCTAAACGCATTAGAGTTGATGCAGCAGTTACAGCTTCGTTAGGTGAAGTTGTAATAAAAGATCCTGCAGGTGATTTATTAAACGTAAATACTGATGGTTCATTAAATGTAAATTTAATTAATCCTATATCTATTGAAGTTGATGCAGCAGATGGTGATAATATATCCATCAAAGATGTAACCGGAACTAATTCTTTAGATGTGAACATTGATGGTTCGATAAATATTACGGACAACGGCAGTTCCTTAACTGTTGATGCCGTAGATTTGGATATTAGAAATCTTTCATCTTCAACTGATTCGGTTTCATCTTTAATAAAAGACAGTAGCGGAAACAATTTAACATCATTAGGTGGAGCTTTGGATGTTAATATAGCTAGTGGTATTGGCATAAAGACTGGTGGGCTTCAAGGTAATCTAAGTTTAACTTTAGCTAATACAGCTTATGAAGTAAAAATTGGTGGGTCACCTTTAACTAACAGATCTATTGTTACTGTTATGCCTACTGATGGTGATATGTACTGGGGATATGACAACACAGTAACTAACACAACAGGAACTCCTCTTTTTAAAAATCAATTTATTACATTTGAATTAGACAGAAGTAATACGGCTAAAATATTTCTTTATAGTACTATGGCAACTAAAAACGCCAGAATTACGGAGTCAGCATAATGATAAATAAAATAGCAGTAACTAATGTAGCTAAAAGTACACCATTTGATAACTCAACTAATGGATTCGTTGCTACAAATGTACAAGACGCAATTGAGGAAGCTACATCATCTTCAGGATTTAATATACCCGAACTAAATTCAGATCCAGTAAGTCCTACACCTGGAGATACTTGGGTATTAAGAAATGTAATTTTACCAGCAGGATCACCTTTTGGTTTATTGTTAGCATTAACAACTCCCGAAACTTTTGATTATAGATTGAGTTATAGAACATTAAATAATACGACAGTCAGAATTATATTGACGTAAGGGGATAGTAACATGGCAGATAATATAAATGTGACTCCAGGTGTAGGTGCGGTAATTGCCGCCGACGAAATTGCTGGAGCGTTACATCAAAGAATTAAATTAACATTAGGTGCTGACGGTTCAAATGACGGCGATGTGTCGTCTAGTAATCCATTACCAATAAGTTTACCTTCAGGGGCGTCAACGTCAGCATTACAAACTACTGGGAATTCTAGTTTAGCGTCATTGGACGGTAAGGCTCCAAATTTAGGACAAGCTACTATGGTAGCTTCCGTGCCTGTCGTTATTGCATCAAATCAAACCTCAATCCCTAGTTCTCAATCTGGTTCTTGGACTGTAGTTGCTGATGCAGGATCGGGAACATTTAATGTTTCAGCCAGCACATTACCTTTACCGAGTGGTGCGGCAACGTCAGCATTACAGACAAGCGGAAACGCATCACTAACATCTATAGATAATAAGACACCAGCATTAGGTCAAGCGTTAGCTGCCGCCTCAGTTCCTGTCGTTTTAACTTCTTCGCAATTATCAACACTTACTCCATTAAGCAGTGTATCTGTTTCTAATTTTCCTGCAACACAAGCGGTTAGTGCTGTCAGTTTACCTTTGCCGTCAGGCGCTGCAACGTCAGCATTACAAACTACAGGGAATACTTCATTATCTTCAATTGATGTAAAAACTCCATCGTTAGGTCAAGCTCTATCTTCAGCTTCCGTACCTGTAGTTTTACCTGCAGCACAGTTAACGACGTTAACTCCATTGTCTACGGTAACGGTAACTCAAGCTACCGGAACTAATTTACATACAGTTATTGACAGTTTACCTTCATTACCAACAGGAAGTAATGCAATAGGATCGGTTTCGGTTTCTAACTTTCCTGCGACTCAACCAATTTCAGGAACTGTTACAGCGAATGCCGGAACGAATCTTAACACTTCAGCATTAAATTTAGAATCAACACAATCTGCAATCAATGTAAAAATTCCTTCAAATTTAACTGTTACAGCAAATCGTTTACAAGTTGATGGAAGTGGTGTAACTCAACCCGTAAGTGCATCATCATTACCTCTACCTTCCGGTGCTTCCACCGAAGCGACACTCTCCGCGTTAAATGTTAAAGTTACCGCGGTGAATACAGGAGCGGTTACCGTATCAACCGCACTACCTACAGGTACAAATTCCATAGGACAAGTTACAGCAAATGCCGGCACTGGGAGTTTTACTGTAGCACAATCTACTGCGTCTAATTTGAACGCTACAGTATCAATTGCTGCGGCACAAACTTTAAGTGCTGTCACAACTTTAGGTTCAATAACAAATCCACTACCGACAGGATCAAACACTATAGGTTCAATTTCTAATATTTCAGGAACGGTGTCTTTACCGACCGGAGCGTCAACTTCGGCACTTCAAACTACAGGCAACACATCGTTATCGTCTATTGTAACAAATACTACAGGTTTAATCGTATCGCAAGCTTCAACAACAGCAGGACAATCGGGTCAACTTCAGATGGGGGCGGTAACAACTGCTGCTCCAGCATATACAACAGCACAAACATCACCTTTATCTTTAACTACAACAGGATTATTGCGAAGTGAATCTAATCCCATAGCTATAACAAAGGGAACTCAAGGTACTACAGGTTTCATGGTTCAAGATTTACATGATGCAGGAAGAGTTGTGACTAATTATTTTACTGCAGGACAAGTTTTATCCACAGTAACCGATACATTATTATCATTAACTGGTTACAAAAATAATGCAGCGGTTGCAGCAACAACAACACCTGCCGTTGTTACAGCGACAAAATTCTATAGAATAACACAAATAGTGGTTACTCATGTTGCCGTTGCCGCTATTGGTTCTATTCAAATTAGTTTAAGGGCTAACACTGCCGGTGTTGTTGCTATTGGTTCACCATTAGTAAATTCTTGGTTGGTCGGTTCAAGGGTAGCAACGGCAGGAACGTCACATGTTATGATTTTGACTTTACCTGAAGGTTTAATTTTCTCAGCAGGAACTGGTATTGGTATTTCTTTATTAGGCGTAAATGCTACAGGTGTCGCCGCCGCAGCGGGACACGCTAAAGTTTCAATTTTAGGTTACGAATATTAATAACATTATTAAAAGGAGTTTTTATGTCAGTTAATTATAATTCAACTCAGATTGGGGTACCTTATGTGCGAGCCAATAATATAACAATTGAATATCCAACAAATAGTTTACCTGTTGTGACCATTTCTCAAGCAATGGCAGTTAAATTAGCTGATAACACAATTGTTGAAATTAATCCCAAGGCGTCATTTTCTTTTACTTTAAATTTAGCAACTAACGCGTTAGTTCCTATACCTTTAATTGATCCATCAACTGGTGAACCTTTAGGTGCTAGTACCAATTTGCAGTCATTAATGGTTGGTATTTTATCCGTGATACGCCAGCAACAATTATTGGTAAACACTTAATATGTCGGTACAATTAAAATATACAAACATTGTTATAGGATTTTCCAGAGCTAAGAGTCAATTTAAAATTGGTAGCGTGTTTATTAAAAATGTAGAAAAAAGGGATTTTTCTCACGTTTACATTAAATATAAAGATAGCTTAACTGATTTAAATATTATATCACAAGCCAGTCACGGTCTTGTAAATGAAATGCTTGAAGATGTATTTCTAGAGCATAATATTATAGTTAAAGAATATATTTTAGATGCAACTCAAGAACAATTTATATCAATTATAACATTTTTAAGAAAAAATTTAGGGAAACCTTATTCCTTTACTCAATTATTTTGGATAGGTTTAAAAAAATTATTACGTTTAGAATTAAATAAACATAATAACGCTGATAATAGTTTTATTTGTTCGGAATTAGCAGCTAATGTTTGTAAAATATATGGATTAGATATACCAGGGAATTTAGATTATATAACTCCTTCAGATTTAAATGAATTACTAGAGAATATATATGGATAATAACAGATTCAAATCTTTACATAATAAAATGGGCGGTCCACAATTAACTCAAGGTACAGGAAAAGAAATTCCTTACCCTGAATATACAGATATACCTTCAATTCAAAACGTAGGTTTACCTATGAATCACAAAGAAATGGATGAATTAAATCGTCACGTTAGTGACGCTCAGTCTATGGCTAATGTTGGTGGTATTGTGGGTAAAACTAGACAAAATACTGCTGAATTTTTTCGAGATACATTACCGACAGAATTAGGTCGAGTTAGAGCCGAACAATATACAGGTCAAGGTTTTAAAAATTTTAATCCACCTAGTTCTGAAGCCTTTATTTCTAATGTTTCTAATAAAATTAAAAGTAACGCAGATCTTATGGGTAAAGCGACTTCACCTGAAGATATTACAAAATTTAAATTAAATGGTGAAATGTTACAACAAAGTTTAGTTGATAACATTTTAGCTAATTCTACATATATGGCTAGTAAAAAAGACCAATTTGGTAAAGTAATAACTCCAGATATTTTACCTAAAAAAACAACAAATGACAATTTACAAGCTCTTAAAAAAGCTTTAGACAGTTTAAATGAAAAACTAAAGGTTAAACCTTCTGATGAATTGTTACAGAATAAAGATAAAGTTATGAAAGCTATAATAAATTTAGGAAGTTAATAACAATATGGCTAAATTAAAACCTGTAGAAATTAAAGAACATAAAAAAACTGTAGTTTATAAATTGTCTTATAAACTATATTATGCTAATTGGAATATTATAAATTTTATATTATTGTGTATTCTTATTGGATTTCAAATCTTTAAGTAAAGTATAAGAAGAAGCATAAAACGCTTCTTTAAATTGATCTTTAGTTACAAAACCTTTAGATACTAAATTTTCCATTAATTTATTAAAAACTAATGTTGATGTATTTGTAGTAAATTCTCTCCCTAATTTAAATCCAATATATAAAGAAAATATACACATTAACACGAATATAATAATGTCGTTAGTGGACATTATACCCACCCTTTTTTGGTATTGTTGACTTAGGAATAACGTTAGTTGAGATTAATTTATCATCTAAATTTACACTAGATTGAACTGAATCTAGTTCATCTTGAATTTCACCCATTTGCTCATCATTTATTAATATATCTAATTTTTCTTCTTCAGGAAGAAGTTCGTCTATCGAAGCGACATAATTTAGTGTTCCCATTATAATACCTTCAGTCGTGTCAGTTGGTGGAATAGCAATAACCCATCCTAACTCTAGAGCAATATCACCCAATTGAGTCATTAATTCCATTTGTCTATCGCCAGTTAGTGGTTGAGTCATATTTATTTTTTTCCTTTATGTTGTTTTACTAATTGACCTGTAAATATTGCTGTAGCTTGTGACGTTCCAGACATACATATATCATAAAAACATTTTTGTTGACCATCGACCCACGCAGTAACCCTACTACCATAATTACTAGTTTTGGATCTATTATCGAGTGAAAATCCATTACCTATAATATATATACCCGTTACCTTATCATAACAAGCCGGAAAGAAATTACAAGATTCATCTAAATTATGACTATTATTACCGGCTGCAGCAATAATTTTAACACCATTATTGGCAATTTTTTCTAGTAGTTTTCCTTCCCTTATTAAATTACCGTATCCGCCCAAACTTAAATTTAAATAGTCAATGTCTTTACTATTTGAAACGAATTCTAACGCTTTATAAATACTTTCTGCTGCGTCATTTGTTGGAAAAATTTTAATAACAACAAAACAATAATCAATTTTAGCATCTTTTAATTCATTAAAAATTAAACCTGTGACGTTTGTTCCATGCTTCAGGTCGTCCTCAACCGAATTTGTAAAATTTTCAAATTCACAGGTTTTTTCGTGTAGAAATTTATAATATGAATTAATTCCGCTATCCATTACTGCAATTTTTATAGGTTTAGCGTTAACATTTGTTATTGTGAGTAATGTAATAAATATATTAAGTATTAAATACATTTTTAGCGTCCTTTTCTAATAAAACCGCACAAGCTAACCATCCCAACCCACTTCTATATTTCTCAATACCAGACAACACTTGTCGTTTAGATTCATCATCTAAATCTGTAGGAACTAGAAGTTCGTGTGGCATATCTGGATAAAACTCATCTTGACTCATATCGTTAAATTTTACAGGGTATTCGTTCGCTGGTAATGACGCCGATTGTGCGTAACTATATGTTAACGGTTTATCTTCATAAAGATAAGCTTTACATTTGTCTAAATAAGATTGTGAAATAGTTCCAGGATGTGCTTTTTCTACAAGCCCAGTAAAATAACCGTTATACCAAGTGCGACTAAGCATCCATGTATAAAGCATAGGAATTTTCCAGAAAAATCTACCGAGTTTAGTTTCAGCAAGACTAGATAATATATAAAGGCTGGTAATACAGTTATGATCATTAAAGTACCCACGTTGAGATTTAACAAATGCTGTAGGGAATAAACTAAGTAAACCATAACCATATCTAAATAACATGCGACGATATTCTTTTTTAGCATAAGATGCTCCTAAAATTTTATCACCAATTCTTAATGCCGCTAAGATTGTTAGCGCTTGCGCTCCGACGGTTTCTAGTCCAGGTTGCCACATACCCCTAATTGATTTAATTTTAATGTGTTGTGATGGTATAGCTTTTTCGTTATGAATTTGAGCTTTATCCCATAAAGCTTGTTGAGGATCTTCTTTATCAGGTCTAACGTATTCTAGTAATGAATAATCGTTTTCAATAATATTATATAACATTTCATCATAACGTTCTTTTAAAAATCCGTTATATCCTTGAATGTGTGTTCCTTCTTCAATTTTTTCTTTGATCAGATTTGTCATAGCTAATGACACACCAATAAGCATATCCCCAGATACTGAACCTTGATTATAAACAATTTGCATACTTTCAAATGGATTCCATTTATAACCTCGAGCCAATTGACCCATAACTAAATGTTTACATAGTGCAACGTCTTGTTCTATCACTCTAGTTCCTAGAATACCATTTAAAAAACAATACACTCCATGTCTAGATGCTTGATGATCACTATTAAAATTCCATTTTTGAGGTTGTTCATAATATGGAACTCTATTAACGTAAAGTTCTAGTTCTGCAGTTTTAAGAACTGGTAATTTGGATTTAATTGAATTAAAGTATTCAAGTTTAATTTCATGTGATGGCAATGGTGGAACTTTACGTCTTTTTGTAAAGAATTCTTGTCTAATAATTTGGTAAGTTCCCATACTTCCGATGACCATTAATTTAATGGGAATAGTTAACCAATGTAAAATAAAACGTAATACTTTTAAGTACTTAGGTGGTTTTGTTAAACAAATTAATTCTATATATTTAATATATAAATTTTTAAGCATGTAACTCCTTATAAAAACAAGAATAACACAACAAATTTTAAAAAGCAAGAACTTTCTAACAAGTAAAGATAAGAGATACTGTTATACGTTAGCCAACGGATGACGCTCACAATGAGCAAATAAAATATATATCCTCACGGCAACATTAAAAGACTCTTAAAAACATACGGAGAATATATGCCAGACCTTAATAATGTCAAATCAGCGTTATTATCGGTAAAAAAAGGCTTACCTACACTAATTTTTCTAGCGTTTAGTGCGAGATTAGTTGTTTATGGTGCCCAAATTGGTGATGCGATTGCGCTCATTTCATTTGTATCCATTCTTGGATTTTTTGCCTATCTTAACAAAAACAAAGTAAGCGATTTAGAAGTTTTACGAAAAGATATTGATGATCTTCGTAATTCATTACAATCAATAAAACTTGCGCAAGGTATGGTAACAAGAAAAGTTGGAGGATCTTCAGGTGAGCAAAAGCAACCAGGACGGTATTTCTAATATTTCTCAAGTTATTGATAGTATTGATGTAAATGTGTTAAGACGACGTGTTGCTGAATTGGAAAAGCATAATGTCGCTTTGCAATTAACTCTCGATAAATTTACATCCGAACTTTCTAAAAAAGACGACGAAATTCGACATTTACAGTCAATGTTAGGTGCGTCAATTCCATTACTACATTCACCTAATTCCCCAAATCAAGCGTTAAGTGATGAAGAAATTATCGCAGAACAACAATTAGACCGATTAAAACAAAAAGCAAAAATAAGTGAATTAACTTTAGAAGAAGTCAAAAAATTTGATTTATTGGTTAAAAATAAACGTTTAGCTCAAGGAGCCTCAACGTCTAATGGTGAGATTAAAGACGTTACTAGATCTTATAATAATAAGAATAAATTACTAACGCTAGCCGCTACGGTTATATCGGACGATCAATCTAATAATTTAAGTGGTGACGACGAATAATGCAGGATAATAACATTGAATTATTATTAGCATCAGAAGTTAAGGAAGCCAGACGTAAGCTTTGGTCTATGGGTGAGTTGTCGTGGAAATTGGATATAACGCAAAAAAAAATTTACGATTCGTTTTATAATTCTCCTGAAAAAATTGTTGTAGTTAATTGTTCTCGTCGTTTAGGAAAATGTCTAGAAGAAAACGAACTTATCATTACCGATAGAGGATTGGTTCCAATTAAAGATATTAAAATCGGCGATAAAGTTTATGGCTATAATTATCAAACTAATGATGTTTCTTTAACTAACGTTATTGCTGTCGAGTATCAAGGTGAAAAAGAAGTTGTCGATTTAGTAAATAATGGTAAAATTGTTGGTAGTTGTACTGAAGATCATAAATGGTTAGTTGGTAATAATAAGCGACACAAATTAGAAGAAAAGACAGTTAAAGCTTTTAATACTGTAGATAAAATACGAAGAATATTTATAAATACCCCAGGTGGTAAATTTTATGAACCTCACGCATACGCAATTGGTTGTTTATTAGGTGATGGTTGTAGTAGACAGGGAATTAATGATATTCATATCTCCAGTGAAAGTGATGTTATTCCAAAAGAAATTGCGAAAATTTTAAATTGTCATTTTAGAAAACAAAATCCTAAAAATTATACTTGGACGTTAAGTAATAAAAAAATAAAAAGCTACACACATTCAAATGTAAGATTGAATTGTAATTATTACGATAATTGGTGTAAAGATCGTTATGCACATGAAAAGATTATAGATTTAGAAGTTGTTAAAACTTGGAATAGACAATCAATGTGCGCATTATTAGCTGGTTTAATTGATACTGATGGTTCCATTGGTGTTACTAAAACTGATCGTTGTCTAAATATTCAATTCGGTTCCCAATCTAAATCATTAATAGAGGCATTTCAATATTTAATTCATTATTTATATCAATATAAAGTTAAAATTATTATCGATAAAAGAGACAAATATGTTAATGGTCAATTTTATCAACTTTCGTTAAAAAATAATTTAATCTGTAAGCGAATTTTAAAGGAATTAGATCAATATATTCAAACTCCTAGAAAAAAATGGTTTAATCATTATGAAAATCTATTAGAAAACAATACAACTCCAGACTTCATGGGCGTTAAAGTATCTAAAGAAAAACGTATAACCAAAACATACGATATTACAATTGATAACGACAGTCATATGTATTTAACTGCCAACGGTTTAGTTACTCATAATAGTTTTTTATTAACGTTAATGGCTGTAGAACAATGTTTAAAAACTCCTAATTGTATTGTAAAAATGTGTCAACCTGAACAAAAAATGATCAGAGTTAATATTCGTCCAATCATGGAAAAAATATTAAAAGATTGTCCTAAAAATCTAAAACCTAGATTTGATAAAATGGATAATATTTATTTATTCTCTAACGGTTCACAATTACAATTAGCCGGAAGCGATAATGGTAATGCTGAAAAAATGCGTGGTGGTGACACTTGGGTTGCTATTGTCGATGAAGCTGGATTTTGTTCTGATTTAAAATATTTAGTTAACTCTATATTAGTTCCAACAACAACATTAACTAAAGGTCGCATATTATTATCTTCAACAACTCCACCGAATCCTGATCACGAGTTTTTAAAGTATGCGGATAATGCAGAAATAAAGGGTTCCCTAATAGTTAAAACCATTTACGATGCGGTTGAGGATAACATAGGTCAAGCTAATCCTAGAATAACCGCAGAAATTGTTGCTGATATAGAAAAAACTTATCATTTCGGTAGAGATAGTGAAGAATTCCAATTGGAATTTCTATGTAAACGTTTAACTAATTCATCATTTTCTGTTATTCCAGAATTTACCGACGTAGAAAAAGATATCGTTTGCGAATGGGTTAGACCTGCGTTTGCCGATAATTACATATCAATGGATATAGGATTTAAAGATTTAACTGCTGTGATTTTTGGTTACTATGATTTTGATAATGGAGTTTTAGTTATAGAAGATGAAATAACTATTAATGGTCCTAAAATGACAACAGATTATTTGGCTAAACTAATAAAAGATAAAGAAGCTCAATTATGGACTAGTTCTTTAACTGGAGAACAACAAACCCCATATCGTAGAATTAGTGATAATAATCCTATTTTATTAAACGATTTGATGCGTTTACATAACATCACGTTTCTTCCAACATTAAAAGACAATAAAGAGGCACAAATTAATCATTTAAGGATGATGATTAGTAATAGAGAGATTATTATACACCCTAGATGTAAAACCGTAATTAGTCATTTAAAAAATGCAACATGGAAAAAAGATAGAAAAGATTATAGTCGAAGTGCTGATAACGGACATTACGATTTTCTTGATTGTTGTGTGTATTTAGTTAGAAATATCGATAGATCTAGAAATCCGTACCCTAAAGGTTACAGACATAATATGTTAGGACGACATTCCGATTTATTTCATAATCCTAATTATGTTGCTGAAATTAACGACAAAGGTTTAAATAAAATTGTTGAACAATTTAAGTTAAAATCGACATTCAGACGTAAATAACAAGTTAATATGAGGTTTAAATGATTGAAAATAAATATTTTGCAGCTAAAGAAGCTGATAAGACTGCCGGAATTTTACTAGGTAAAGCACATAAATGGTTTCTTAGTATGGAATCTAACGGTTATTTAGATAAATTAAAAACAATGTGGGCGGCTTATCATGGAGCATACTATACCGATAGTTCTAATGGTCATCAAATTTCTTTTGGTGGAGAACAAGGCGAATTAGTTCAAGTTGCCGTTAATGAAATTCGTAACGTTGCTCAGCATATGTTGGTTTATATTACATCAACTAGACCGGCAATGCAAGCTCGTTCAACTAATACAGATTATAAATCTATAGTTCAAACTAAATTAGCTAACGGATTATTGGATTATTTTTTGCGAGATAAACGGTTGGAGAATTATTTAAGAGTAGCGGTAGAACATGCAATTGTTTTGGGTTCAGGTTATATTAAACTTGAGTGGAATGCTACTGGCGGAGAAGAAGTTGATTTTGATGAGGAATTAAATATTCCCATTAAAGAGGGTGATATAGAGTTTTCTAATCTTTCAGCTTTTGACGTTTTCTTTGATTGTAATAGAGAAGACGATAAGCATGATTGGCTTTTATGTAGGTCTTTTAAAAATAGATACGATTTAATTGCAAAATATCCAGAATTTGAAGAATTAATTTTAAAACTACCATCTAAAAATCAATATGAACATTTTAATTTTTCTAGTTGTATGTTTAACGATACAGATTTAATTCCTATATATGAATTTTATCATAAACGAAGTGAAGCTATGCCCGATGGTCGATATATGTTATTTCTTTCAGAAGATGTAACTTTATTAGATACGCCAATGCCTTATAGATCTTTACCAATATATAAAATAGCTCCTTCACATATATTAGGAACGGCATACGGCTATAGTAATCTATTTGATCTATTACCACTTCAGGATTTATTAAATTCTTTGTATAGTACTGCGGCAACAAATCAAACAGCTTTTGGTGTTCAAAACATCATTGGTCCAAAGGGTGCAGATATTAGTGTTTCTGAACTACAAGGTGGTCTACATTACATTGAAGCTGACGAATCTAGAGGACAAATCAGATCTTTACAATTAACCAACACACCTAAAGAAATTTTTGAGATGATTAATCTTTTAAAGAAAGATATTGAAACTCTTTCTGGTGTTAATAGTGTAGCTAGAGGTAACCCTGACGCCAATCTTAGATCAGGTAACGCTTTAGCCTTAGTTCAATCAATGACTTTACAATTTATGTCAGGATTACAACAATCTTATGTTGCTGCAATTGAAGACGTTGGAACTGGTCTTATAAATGTGCTAAAAGATCATGCTAAAGTTCCTAGAGTCGCAATGATTGCAGGAAAAGCTAATCGCACAAACATGAAGCAATTTACCGGCGACGATTTGTCATCAATTAATAGGGTTATTGTTGATGTTGCTAATCCTTTAGCTTCAACTACGGCTGGGCGTGTCGAAATGGCAGGGCAGCTACTTCAAATGGGAGCAGTAAAAACTCCAGAACATTATTTTTCAGTCATTAATACGGGACAATTAGATTTAATGACCGAAGACACTCAATCGCAATTGTTTCTAGTTAAAGATGAAAACGAACGACTTATTGACGGAAACGATGTCGTTGCTGTATTTATTGATGATCACGCTTTACATATCAAAGAACATGGTTGCGTGTTATCTGATCCCGAATTACGTATTGATACGGATTTGGTTCAACGAACCTTAGCTCACATTCAGGAACATATTGAATTACTTAAATATACAGACCCTGATATATTGCAAATTAGAGGTCAACAACCTTTAATGAAGCCGCCACCACAGCAACAAGGGCAAATGGACGGAATGGGAGCACCATTACCTAACGTAATGGGAGGACAACCTGCAGCAACTATGCTTGATCAGCAAGGTGTTACGCCACAAAATTTACCGCAACCCGCGCAAGCTCCTGATGTAAATGGAATACCACAACCAAACACTCCAGAACAAGCTATGCAAATGGTTTCAGGATTACCAGTAAGAAAATAACATTTTTAAAAAATTACGTTTAACTTTAGACCCATCCAATTAAGGACGGTCTCAAAAAGGAGAAACCATGTCAGATGATTTTATTTCCTCCGTTGTCAACGGTGGAAGCCCACAACCTGTTAAAGAACAGGCACCAACATTAACATCTAACGACGCAGATCAATTAGCTCACGAGGCTAATGGTGATGTTCAAGATATTTCATCGGAAGATGATATTGCCGCAGCAGTTCAAGCTGGGGAAATTAGTAAAAAAGAAGCTCAAGTTCTTCGTAAAAAACTAGTACTAAAAGTTGACGGCGAAGAAATTGAAGAAGAAGTTGATTGGAATGATGAAGATGGTCTAAAGAAGCATCTTCAAAAATCAAAAGCCTTCGATAAACGTTCAAAAGAATTCTCTAGTTATAAAACTAACGTAGATGCGTTCCTAAAGCGATTGCAAGATGATCCCGAATCTCTATTAGAAGAAATGGGTTATGATGTCGATAGTATGTCTGAAAAGCGACTATCTAAAAAAATTGAAGAATTAAAGAAATCCCCAGAACAACTTGAAAAAGAAAAAATGCAAAAAGAACTGGAATCTCTTAAGAAACGTATTGAATCTGAAGAGAAGGAAAAGGAACGTTTAGAATTAGAAGCTAAACGTAATCAACATGCTATGGAAATTCAAGAAGGAATTATGAAGGGACTGGAAGATACTAAATCTAAGTTACCTAAAGATAATCCTAGAGTAATCGAGATGATTGGACAAAATATGTTATTTGCCATGAAAAATGGCTACCCTAATGTAACACCTAAAGATGTTATTCCTATCGTTGAGCGTCAATATCGAGATGAGATTAGAAAATTTATGGATATATCACCTGAAGATCTAATCGAGGAATTTGTAGGTAAGGACAACCTTGCTAGGTATCGCAAGAAGCAATTAGCTGCATCTAGAAGCTCAGTTAAGACTGAAACACCTAAGCAAATGATTAGAGATACAGGAACTAGCAAACCTAAAGAAGAAGTCAAAGAAAAGAAGTCTTTTAAAAAACTCTTTTCCTATCATGATTAACAAGTAAATACGAAAGGTTAACTCCTTTCGCTGGTAAGCTTTTGTTTAAAAATGTAGACCCTTTTCTACCCTTAAATGGATGACTTGGCATCGAAATTGGAAAATAAACGCTAGATTTAACAATAACAATTTAATCTTTAAGGAGATTATAAAATGGGCGTAATGTTTAAAAAGCAAGCAGAATTGCATGACCATTTGCTTAAACAGGAAAGACTTGTTTGCAATGCTAAGGTCATTTTTAATGCAGTTCCTGCGTCAAAGCATCACATTTCCGACATTCCTGGTGTCGTAGTGTTGAGGACTCAAGGTAAAGTTTCAGAAGCAGATGCAATCGAAGACGTTTCAGCACAAGTTGCTGCACCGGCTGCTGATGCTACTGGAGTATTTGCTATTCTTATCGACGAACAAGTTGATAAAATTTATAAAGTATCTGTAACTCCTGACGTTGGTACTTGCACTATTTCTGGTGCTATCACTTCTGGTGGACGTTTACTTTTAAACATGGATAGCAACCAAGATTTGTCAGCAGTTTCAGTTCAATGCACAATCGAAATCGAATATAAAAACAAATAATATAAACAAAGAAAGAGAAATATATGGCTAGTTCAGCTAATACATTAGACACATTAAACGGGTTATTCAAGGAAGCGTATGCTTCAGATCTTGAAGATCTAATACCGGATGGCACAAAGCTTTTGCAAAGAATTCCTTTTGCAAAAAAAGAATATCAACCTGGTAACTTCTATCATCAACCAGTAGTCCTTAACTAATCTAGGGTCTACTATAAAAAATTTTCTCTGATTGACTTGGAGTTCCAGAAGTGGATAACAAGGGGCAAGGGTAAAGCTAGCCTGAACGACTAAGTGAGAAAACTACGAAAGTAGATGCGATAGTCTGAACTACTCTATAACAAAAGAAGGAGTAGAGAGAAATCCGAAGAGGTTTCTCCCCTTAGAAATAAGGAGTAACAAAATGTGGGATGGAACACGGTAAACGATAATGCCGTGTATAAATTGGTGAAAAAACTTGGAAAGCTAAATAAATATAGAAAATGTTTAAAAAGTAGGATAAAATAGAAATATGTACGGAATAATTTATATGATAACAAATTTAAAAGATAATAAAAGATATGTGGGACAAACAACGCAATCTATTTATTCTCGTTTAAATAATCATATTAACGAAAAACGTAATAGACATATTTCAAATGCTATAAGACAATATGGTATTGAAAATTTTAGAATAGACGTAATTTGTTCTTGTTTAGATCAAACAACATTAAATAAATCTGAAGTCCATTTTGTAAAAGAAATGAATAGTTTACATCCTTATGGATATAATCATAGAGCTGGTGGAAATCAGAATGGTATTTGTTCCGACGAATTAAGAATGAAAATAAGTAAAGCTAAAATAGGAAAACCGTTATTAAAGAGAAGAGGAGAAGTTCGTTCTAATGAACAACGTATCCAAATTTCTAGGTCTTTAGGTGGACAAAAAATAAAAGCTACTAATTTAGACACTAATGTCGTTAAAATATATGAGACAGCACATTCAACTAAATTAGACGGACATAATCCTTCTAATGTTGTTGCTATATGTAAAAAATCTTCACGAAGATCTCATTCAAAAAGATGGACATTTGAATATTTACAAGCCAATCAGAGCGGAAGTACAGAGAGTAAAATCACTGAACACGCGCAACGCATAGGAATTGACCCTACTTCTAAAGTAGAATAGAATATTCCCACGAGTCACCAACTCCTCAAATAGAGGAAGAATAGATATGCTGAACTTATAGGAAACTATAAGAAGTAGAGGATAAAAAGCCTTTACGATAACAAATGGTTACGTTCGCTGCCGGTGGAGACGATGCATTTTTGCTAAATCCTCCCATCAGTGGTCAAATTAAAGATGCTACCGTTCGTGGTACGCAGCTACTTTTACGTTCAGCTTTGGGTTATAAATCCGCTGCTGCTTCTGCTGAAGGTGGATCTAAAGCTTTTAAACAAGCAACTAAATTCCTTATCGGAAACATGTTGCGTTCAATCACTAAGAAATTAGAGATCGAATTGCTTTACGGACAAATGGGTTACGGAACTGTTACTTCTACTGGATCAGCGACTTCAATCGTTATTCCTGTTGGAGAATGGGCACCTGGTATTTGGGGTGGTGCAGAAAATATGCCTATCGAAGTTCGAGATGCTACTGGAGCTGTTGTACGCGGAAACGTTACAATTACTGCGGTTGATTTCGATACTAGAACAATCACAATCAATTCAGCACTTACAATGACTGCTGGTGATGTTATTTGGCATAAAGGTGCATACGGTAACGAATTTGCTGGAATTCATAAAATTATCAGCAATACTGGATCATTGTTTGGAATTGATGCAGCACAATATACGCTTTGGAAGGGTAATACCTACTCTGCTGGTTCTGCAGCACTTTCTTTTAACAAAATCCAAGACGCTATTGCTCGCGCTGTAGAAAAAGGTCTTGATAGCGAAGTGATGGTTTTAGTTAATCCTAAAGCTTGGGCTGATTTACTTAATGATCAGGCGGCTCTTAGAATGTACGACCAATCATATTCTTCAGCTAAGTCTGAAAATGGAGCTAAGGAATTAGCGTTCCACGGTCAAAATGGTAAAATTGAAATCGTTCCTTCCATCTACGTAAAAGAGAGCTATGCTTACGTGTTGTCTCTTGATGAAATGATGCGAATTGGGGTTTCTGACGTTACATTTAAGAGACCAGGAAGAGGAGATGATTTCTTTAGAGAGCTAAATGATAATGCAGGTTACGAAATGAGAGTCTATACAGATCAAGCACTTTTCTGCCACGCTCCAGGAAAGAACGTTCTAATTAATCTTATTGTTAACTAATAATTAACAATTTCAAATAGTTAGAGGTATCTCAGGATTAGGGTGTCCGCGAAAGTTGACACCCTTTTTTTATTCTTAAACACAAAATACCTGTAAAACTATAAACCAATTAAAAGAAAATCATACCTGACTATAAACGTAAAACGTAATTTCCGGAAATTCCAACAAGACCTTTTCTGTCAATTCCCAAGGAACGTTAAATAATCCACTATTAATCTTCGGCATATGAATTTCTCTTATATCCGAATGATCCATCAAATCTTCAAAACAAGAATAAGTATTACTTAATATAACATCAGGACTACTAACTTTATCGCCATAATTTTCACTTGTAAATAAAGCTAAAACCGTGTAACCATTTTCTTTAGCGAATGATAGAGCTAGTCCTGGAATACTATTTTTTCGTAACGTATTACACACCATTTTATATGCATTAAATGAAATAGGAAAATGTTCTTTAAATTGTTTAGCGATGCCAGATCCCCAAACGCCCTGACCATTTACAGCATGTGCCAATACTGATCCTTTAGTAGCATTGAAAAGATCGCCTTTAATGTATATTACGTTTGACATAAAATCATCTTTCTATTATTTTTCGAGTTCAACAGTAACAATCTTGACTTCAAAACCACCACAATAAGTTATCATATTAGTTTTAGTAAACTCATTAAAATAAGTCTACGATATAAACAATTTCTTCTCTTCAAATGAATCGCCAATTAAAGGTTTAAATAACGATTCAAATGCATCATAATTACGACAATAAAAAATACCATTATTATCTTTAAATACGTAATCGCCAGACTTAACGTGAAATTGAACACCTTCTGCAACATTAATGTATATTTCACAATCTTCTGCCGACATATATATTTCTTTAGGGAAATCAAAATAAGCACACAATTCATAAAATTGGTAATTAGTATCGCCATTGGCGATATATTGTTTAGCTTCAACTATGATATCGTCATTCGTATATTTCATTGTGTCTCACACATTGTTATATGGTATAAATATTTTCTCTGTTTCAAGAGAATCACCAATCGAATATCTTTTTTTACAAAGAGGACATTGTACGCATTTAAATTTTTTAGTAATTACATCATGTCCTGCTCGGTTTTCACTGTGATTTTCTTGTGAAACATAAACATATCCATCAATAGGTATCGGAACACATTCGCATGTTCTAGATTTTGAGTTGAAAAACAAATTCATATACATAAAATCACCTCTTTGGAATTTCCTAATAACTCAAAAAAAAACACACAAGCGAGATTAAACTGTACGAGCCGATTCACAATTTTTCAATTGCAGAGGCAAGGTTTGGGAAACGAGATTCTCGCTTATGTGAGAAAACACATATTACACTTCATAATTGTCAAATTATGACTATCGTTACATCCTGACAAGGAACTCCTAGTCTCCAGTGTAATATTTATAGGTTCAGTTTGTCTTTTAAATAATTAGTAGCACAAAAAAACTACGTATTCATTTCTTTTCGAACCCTTACGGTTCAACCTTAGGACTATAGCAATGCTTCAAGTCGCTACTAATTATTATCAAATACAAAGTTATCACATTTATTTGAAAATTGCAAGTCTATTTCTAATATTTTCAAAAGAATCATCAACTAAAAGTTGTCCATCTTTAAAAACTGTCGTAAGTTCGTCGTCTCCCGCAATGGTACAATTAGTATTAAGTCCATCAACAACAACAAAAGTGTTATTATTTTTTAATACAGCAACCATACCTTTTTGTGATTTTTTAATACCATTATCAGTTTTTGGATCTTTAAAGATTTGTTTTTCGTCACCGTTAATAACACAATAAGTTGATTTTAATGCATAACCAAATGTATCTCTAGTATTGTATTGGTAACTGTAACTTCCAATACCTAGCACTATATTAGTCGAAGCGAACCCTTTTTGTTTAAGTCTATCACAAATTTCCTGACAACGCTTAAGAGTGATGGCGTCTCCATAAATAAGACCAATATGACTATCAAGTACTTTATATCCTTTAGACGTAACAGTTCCACCAAAAATATCCCAAAGTGCTTCTATCGCACCTTTACGTTCTAGTTCAGTTTTTCCATTAGGATCGCCACATACAATAAGTACAGGATCTCCACTATCAGGTCTAATTACGACTTTATCACCGACAGGACCTCCAGATCTAGACATAATTTCACTTTTAAGTGCCGGTAATACTTCACTAATAACTTTCCAAAAATCATATCCATCTGAAACCATAGATATTAATCCCTTAGGGTGAATTTCAGTAATAATTTTTCTAAAATATTCTAAATCATCGCCATAGGAACATTCAATACTATGTTCGGACGCAGGGATGGATGTCCCGATAAGTTCTTTTTCAACATTAGCGTTATAATACTCTTCGGCACCTTGAATTGCCGGAATTGTATCTGTTCCAACAAAAGACAAAAGATGTCCCATTCCGCTAGAAATAGAGGAAGATAAGGAACTTAGTCCCCGCATGGAAAAATCGTGTCCCTGGAACCCGACAAATCCCGTATCACCAACGGTCTCAATTGCTGCTTTATTGAGAATTTTACGATATTCTCTAGCAATAGTTGCCGAAGTTGATGCTTGCCATAATTCACAAGAAGCTAATGTTTCGATATAATTTGTAAGCCAAAAAAATCGTTTATCGGTATTTTGAATTGTCATTGTTGGAACACGAAGTGGAACTACCGAACCTTCAGGTAATGCTTTAATTTCGAGAGGAAGATATCCCAGATCGTGTAATTCTTCAATATGTTTAACGTCTGGTTCTTGAACCCCTAAAGTGTATTTAATAATACGACTATAATCCGCAATAATTTGTTCTTTTGGTTGTTGAAAAAACTCCTCATTAAAAAAATCAATTAAATATTTTTTAATAAAGGCTTGTTGTCCAAATACAACAACGTCATTAACGTTGTTCATTCTTGATGCTCTCGGCGTCCAAGTTGAATAACATATTTCCATACCTTGAGGGTAAAGTTCTCTATGTGAAATTTTATAAAAATCACATAATAACATAGCATTTAACGTTTGTCTTTTTTTCATTGTATAATCTCCTATACATTTATTAGAGTATTATTCTACTCTTTTTTAATTATAATCTTATTTTTTCTAAATATCAAATCTTTTTTCGGGACAAATTGTCGGTTTGCTCATAATTATTTTTGTAATCCGTCGGGCGTATATATATTTTTAATTCCACTTTTTTTAACCATTTCCACGCCTCCAGAAAATAAACCATGAGTTATAAATAAATCAACGTCTTTAGCTCCATGCTTATATAATTGTTCCGCCAATTTGATGAAAGTATTACCATAATCACAAATATCATCAACGATTAAAATTTTTTTATCTTTACAATCTCCAACAATATCAATACTTAAAATATTACCACTAAGTTGATCTCTAATTTTGTCTGCGTAAATAAATGGTTGTATATACTTTTTAGAATATTTTTCAACAGCACCTTTGTCTGGATAACAAAGTGTGTCATATTTTTCAGTTAAATATAGATTAGTAATTTGCGTTGAAGGATAGTAACCCTTAGCGTTTAATAATTCTAATGTTGTCTTACTATGTGGATCAAGAATGAATATTTGAAGGAAATTTAATGATTTCAATAATTTACAAAACGGATATAATGCGAACGTGGAATTATTAGAAACTCCCTTATCTTGTCTAGCGTAAGGCATGTAAAGTATTTCTAAAAATGTTTGTATATTATAACTGTCTAATAGATGTTTTAACTGTGATAAATGTATAAATTCGGCTTCGTTTTGAAATTTCCAAACGACTCTAGCTTCAGAGTAAAGCTTAATTGTGTGTTCTGGAATTTTCCATATTTGTGAAGTTCCGTCAGGAAATATAGTAGGGATTACTAATGTATTATTTAGATATATCGACATCTCTTACCTTTCACTAGTAATATTCAACTAGCTTTCATACTTACTTGTTATTTTCCAATCTCTAATCTATAAAAAGAATTTTCAGTTTGAAACTCAATATGCGTTTTTTTAGTTTTACATGATATAATAGGACTAGTCTTAAACCAATCTCTTAAACCAACAACAGCAATCCAGACGCTACCAGTCTCTTCATCTCCAATTAAACTCGGATAACCTTTACAAACCATAAACGGAGTTTTAAACTTACCCTCTAATTGTGTGCCGGTTTTCATTAAATAACAAAATTTTTCGCTAACGTTAGCCCTAGTTGTAATACCTAAAGCTTTTGCTCGCTTTTTAATTAATGGTTTCAATTTTGTCGGAAGTTCATCTAATGGTCTCATTATGAGTACTCCTTAAATTCTCCAACAATATTAGTAATGGAATAAAAAATCCAATTATCTTCATCAGATTTAAACGTTTTAATAAATATATCAAGTTGTTTTAATGATTTAAATTTTTTAAATACAGGAGAACATTTTTTTGTATAAAAAACCATATGAAATTTCGACATTATAATTACTCCTTTAATTTGTTACCATTTGGTCGTATTTGATTCATTATATATCTATTATACCCTTTTCCTGAAAGAAAAGCAAATATTCCTGACATATGAGTAAAGATTTCTGGTGAAGACTTCATTCTAAGGGCTACATCTTTTATTGTCATAGTTGGTTCATAAAAAGACTGTAATTGTTCTTTAATTTCTAATTTAATGATTTTATATTTATCCTCCAATGGTATAACGTATTCTTTAGTAATTTCGTCTCTATATTCTTCTGGAATATTTTCTATATATGATTGAGCAACTTTACCGTTTTCCATTACTTCCCAAATAGAAAGTGGTGACATATTAGAAATAATACGATGAATTTTAACATATTCTTCACCTTTAATTTTAACACGAAGTCCACTATTAAAACGAACAATAAATCCTTCTTGATCTTTTGATATGGTTTTTTGTTGTTTTATAGCATCTTCTATGGTTATATTAAATGTAATAGCTTTTGGAATATCACAAATATCGAAGTTGAGTATTTCTTGTCCGGTTTCCCTATTAAATATACCCAATAAAATTAACTCTCGTCTATTACCGTAATTAACCACTATTTTATTCTCAGGATATATTATCTCCACCAATAATGTATAATTTTTAGGAATATTATCAAGATTATATTGAGATAACATTTTTTGTGCTTCCTGTGATTGTTGAGAACTAAGACTCCCGCAGGTCGCGACACACCATTTACCTTTATAGTTAAAAATAATTCCAAGGCTACCGTCTTCCTTAGAATGAATTGTATAGCTTTCATTAGGTAAATTAATGTAAGCACTTTGTGGTACTTCATTCAAATTAAAGAATTTTTCAAAAGGTTTAGCAACAACTAGTCCTGTTGATTTTTCTAAAACTAATCCACGACAAGCCATCGTGAGATTATTCCAATATCTTTCAAACGTACATTTTTCTGTGTATTTAAATAAAATTAAATCTTCATTTTCTGATTTACGAAGATAACCTTGTTCCACTAATTGTAAAAGTTCCGATATAATGTATTTTATCATAAATCTCCATCGTTAATCGAACGCTTTTTACGAACCTCAAGTTCAACTATACCACATTCTTTCCAACACTGTCTATGTTTTTTTAGAGATTTTATGGAAGGATAAATGACTATGTCAGATGTTTCACCAATCTCAATTTCCCAATCAGTTTCGCAAACATATACAGTTTTTATTAATTCTTTATCTATATATGACATTTTATTACCTTTATGTAAGATTTGTTTTTTTTACCATTTTTCTTAAATTTCTAACTGCCACTAAAAAATTAGCTTTATTAGTATTTACAGTACCAGGAACTTTTGTTATATTTTCATATTTTAAATACTTATATACAATATCTTTTTGTTTAGTTG